AACAAATGAACCAAACACTTCATTACTTCCAGCGGTTAATGTTACTACACCAGAACTGTTTGATGTGGCAACGAATTGTCTTCTTATTGTGTATGAAGTATCACTTGCGTTATCGTTTGAATCTGTTAGTAAAGTTTTAACTACAGGTTTAGGTAGTTTATATATTGCAATATTTTTTTCTGGTTGTACTAATACTGCTTCTCTACTAGGTTCTAAACCTAACTCAGTAGTGCCGTCTTCTTCTAATAATATGTTATCATTTGCATTTGCAAGACTAGCATCTGTTGCATTTAATTGTAATAAATCTGTATCACTTCTTTTTGTTAATTCTATATCAGCAGTAAAGTCTTGTCCAGCGTCATCATCATCCATAAACATACTTCTTGCTTCAGAGAATGTTCTTGTTGTAACTAAACTTACTGTTAAATCTGTGTTAGATGAGTTTTCTATTAGTCCACTTGTTTCTGCTGAATCTGATGCAATTAATTTTTCACCAGATTGGAATGCACCCACAACATTTGTTAAACGAACTCTATGTCCATCAGCAGCACTTGTGTCTGTATCAAAAACTAATCCTGTTGCACCTGATGTGTTACCTGTAAGTCTGACACCACTTGAATGTGTTGCAGTTAGTAATGGACTTGGTGTATCACTTAAAGTTAAAACTGTAAATGTACGAACATCAAATAGGTATGCTTTGTAAACGGAATCATTACTACCTGATACACCTGAATCATATTCTAATGCTCTTACACGAGCAACACCAACAGGTTCTTCTGTTGATGCAGTTCCTCTGGTAACTGTCGCACCAGAAAATAATTTAATTTCTTTGTAAGGTGTTGTTTCACCACTCACACTACCAATGTCTGGTGTGTTATATAAATTTGTAATACGAACAAAGTTACCTAACTCTAAGTTGGTAACTCCAGCATTGATTGTAGTAAAATCTCTTGCCTTTTTTAAATCTTTAAATGTTGTTCCTAGCTTTTCAAACTCATATCCTTTGATATATGCTTTACCAGCAGAACAAGATAACGCAAGTAAATCTTCTGATGCAGTTCCACCATCATCTGTGGCACTACCACTTGTGTATACACCTGTAAAATTTCTACTCTCTACTGTGTTATTAATACTTTCTCTTGCATCAAAAATAAATGGTCTAACTGTATAATCACCTGATTCGTCAAAAGTTCTTCTTGCAAGAACATCACCTAATACAGAGTATTCTGTTTCTCTTGCTTTTGAAACTAAAGTTCCACTATCAATTCTCATCATCTCAATAAACTTAGAATCATCTGTAGATGTTACATCTAGTTTAGAAAGTGTTAAACTAATTTTTAATCTGTGAGCACCTTTAGCAGCAAAGTTTGCAGAACCTCTAGAGTTATCTGTAAGTGTGCTATCTACTTCTGGTGTAATTAGTTCTTCGTTTATTGTTAAACCAACTCTCGCACTTTCTGTAGTTGAGTTAGGACTTAACAATAATGTTTGTCTTGCTACTTTTACAAATTGTCCTCTTACATAAATGACACCATCTTCTATGGTTGCAGATGAACCTGTTGCAGATGCATCTGTAGCAAATGTAGTTGCTGATGCAATACTAGTTGCATATCCTGTAGTGTGTGTAATTGCTTTATCAGCAGTTATGTTTTCACCATCAGCAAATACTGTGGTTGAATTATCTGAACCTGTTTTATAATAGTTAAGATATAATATTGGTTGTGTTGTTGCAGTCGCAGCTTGAAATCCTATTACATAAGCTTTAACACCAGATGTAACTCCTGTAATCGTTACAGGATTTGTTGCATCAAAATATTGACTTGGGTCTATTTCTTCACTTGCAAAAGTTGATGCAAGTTGTAATGTTTCAAAAGAATCAGAGTAACTCAATTGGCCTGGAATTACAATAGCACCTTCTTTGAACATGTGGTTACCATGTCGTTCTACTTGGTTTTGTAAAATAGATTGTAGTTGTGTTAACTCTCTTGCTTGTATAGCAAAGCCTGGTCTAAACAATACCCTATGAAAATTATCTGCTTCATCAAAATCATCATAATATGGTGAAACATTTAAGTCAGTTATTTGCGCCATATTCTAAAACTCTATAATTAGTTTAATATCTTCTGTTTGGTCAGAATCTCTTTGTATTGGTTTTCTATTTTCTAAGTAAACTATATTACCACTATCTGGTTGTAACTCTGGATTAGCATAACCTGATGTTGTAGCAAGTGTATTGTTATTTGCAAGTGTAATTGTTTCAGAATCAGTTGATGGTGTTAATGTTGCAGATGATGTTCCACCTGTAATTAGATTAGCACCTGTAAATACACTATGGTCGCCAGTCGTACTGTTTGTTCCATAATCACCGAATCTTTCTTGTTGGAAATAAAGTAAACTATTAGTAGAATCAAATTCAACTACTCTACCAACTGCACCTGTAGATGCTTGTGTAATCTTTTCATCAACTTCAAATGTACCACTTGTAGATGAACCCTTAACTACAAAAGTTTGTCTTCGTGTAGATGCACTTGCAACTGTTGATGTACCATAATTAGTTGGGTCAACAACTAAACCTACTTGTCTAAAATCGTTTGCAGTTGTAATGTCGTCATTCTCTGCTTGTGTTAATGTTGTTGCAGTCATTACAAAGTGTCCACCTAATTCACCGATTGCATCATTACCATGACCATTCTTAGGTGAGATAACTACCTCAATAGAACCACCTGAACCACCGATTGCAGATGCACTTGTTAAATCAGCATCTGAGAATGTATATCCTGATGCAAGATTTACTGTACCGAATGTATAACCAGCACCACCAGCATGAATTGTTGTATCACTACCAGCAGTTAAACCGAATGATTGTATCGTTCCACCTGATACTGTAATTCTTACTATCGCACCAGATGATGTTCCAGCACTTGTACCATCACCATACACAGCGGCATAGTATGTTCCATTTGTGTAACCACTTCCTGCTGTAACTTTTAATGATTCAATCTTACCATCAACAGCGGCAGCAGATACTGTTGAATCATTTGATACAGGAATAAAATCACTTGTTAAAAACTTTGCAGCCTCAGATGTTGTAATCTGATACATGTATTTTAATACATATCCACCTAATGCGAATGGGGATGTTGAAGTGGATGTAGGTTCAGCACCAGAGTATGCTGTTCCACCATTGTTGTCTAAAACTTTATAAACTCTATAATCAGATGTCATAAAATAAAATGTTGAATCATATAGATTTGATGCACCTGAATCTGTTGTATTTGATGAAGAAATATTGTCATCATACATATCGTATGTTGTACCATTTGCCCAATTTCTTCTTGGTATTGAATATGTGATATCTGATGTAGAAACATTCTTTGCTGCTATCATAGAATCCCATGCGTAAAATTCTGTATCACTAGGACTATCACTAGGTGTTGGTGGTGAAGAATCACTACCCCCTGTAGTACCTGATGTAAAGGCAGTTGCCTTTCCTACAAATATGTAGTATGTTGAGGCAGATGCTTCTGAAAAACTTTCAAAAAATTGGTCTGCGTTGTGTTGTCTAAACTTCTCTGTGATTATTGCTGCCATTTTAATTTATCCCATTCTTTCCTTTATTTATACAAGTTAATTGTAAGTTAATGTGTTATTCCTGTTGCTCCTTCTAAATCTATATTATCCCCAGCATGTGCTGCTGTGTCTAATACTAAAAATCCATGAGTATCGTCTGTTGCATCTTCCAGAGCAATGTCGCCAGTTGAACGAACAGTTATTTCAGCAGGAACAACTACTGGCGTATACCCATATTTAGACTTGTAACTAGTTTCGTTTTGAGAACTTAATCTAAAGTTTTCTCTTGGTTCGTGTCCCTCACTTCCTTTAATATTATAAGTTTCCATAGCAACTCTTGGTTGGTCTGTTATCTCTGTTTCAAAAGTTACGGCAAATCCAGCATCTTCATCATAAGGGGTGATAGGTGAACCATCTATTCCTGTGGATAATGTAACACCACTACCATCCATGAGAATAACACCCTCACCATATTCTAGTTTAATTCTATCATTTCTTGTTGTAGCAAAAATATCTTCCATGAGAATACCACCTGCCTCACTTAGATTATCACTTGCGATTATATCATTAACAGATGTTGGGTCATTGTCCTCAGTTATCAATACTCCTGTTTCTTCTAGAATAAATGTTGCTCTTTTTGAACTTGTGGATATTGTTCTAGTATCTCTCTCTAATTTTATTGGAACGACAAATCCTAAGTCGTCTGTGTCAGGTTCTATGACTAATCTAAAGCCTTCATCTGTTCCTGATGTATCTGTTCCATTCAACACAATGAAACCCTCGTCTTGTTCAGTAACAACAGTTTCTTTTGTGTTCTGTAGTAATTTAAATCCAGCATCTGCTCCAGCAGAATTAGTGCCATCTAATAATAACTCACCCTCATTTTCCATAATGATTGAATCTACGAATCCTGTTACACCTACATTATCGGCATCATCTGATAAAGTAAGTTGGTCTGGTTCTAATATGTGTTCAAATGGTATTGTTCCTATCTCATCAAAAGTAAGTGTAGTGTCGTTGTCGTCATCACTAAACAATATTTTTTCATTCTCGTTCATGACCATATCAATCGGTACAGCAACTCTATTATTTTCTGCAAGTAATCTACCTGTGCCTGGTCTACATCCTTCTAAACAAATACTTCCTGTGTCATCTTCTAAAATTAATAATACAGGGTCATCAAATGGTTTAATACCATCTAATACTAAACTACTTGCACCACTTTCTAACATTATACCACACGCATCTCTGAATGGATATTTTGCTAAATGTAATAATACATTATCTCTAACTCTAGAAACAGGATTAGAATTAATTCTTACTTCTCTAGAGTGTATGATTGCTCTTTGACTTTCACCACCAATACCTTTTGCAGATTCAGAAGTTATAATTCCACGACCTGTATCTCCTGTTGCCGTTTCGTAAAGTATGCCATCACCAGCATTTGTTGAAGAACCATCTGTTCCATCCAATACAATATTTTGGTCATGGTCTTGTATACCGACTGCTGTTCTATGTGATATTTTAATGTGTTCATCAAATAATGTTTCAAATGTAGAAGCAAGTTCTGGTGAGAATGTATCATCACCTGTGTAACCAGAAACACCTACAGCAGTTGTGGTAACTCTTGCAGATATTTGTGATGCAATACTTACTTTACCAAATGGAATAAATCCAGCTGGGTGTACTGCTTTTTTCAATTCGTTTAGATATGTTGATAGTGATTCACCTATTCTAACTTCGTATGAGTAGTCTTGATAGAAATAAGAATCTTGTAATCTGTTTAAATCTTCACCAACTAAACTATCAATACCAGCGTAAGCACCAACATTTGTTTTTTGTGATGATACTGCAACTGTTCCTGTTGCAATATCGGCAGATACGATTGTTGCAGTTGCACCACCAGAATCTGTAATCGTTACATTGTCGTTTGAGAAATCAATACCAGATTCATTTATAATATTATCCCCAGCATCTGTTGATGAACTGTCTGTTGCATCTAATACAATTTCATCAATCTGTATATCTTCTTCGTGTAATATTCTATCTCTATCTTCTAATAATAGTGCAGTACCTAATTCCTCTGTGCTCAATCTATCAGTTGCATCACCATTTTCTATGATGACATAGTTTGTTCCACCTTCTTCACGATACCTATCTATGACTAATGGTTCACCAACATTAATTGGTACACCACCATCTATGTGTTGATGTTCTAATATAAACTTACCACCATCACCACTACCTAATGCACCATTTATTGCTTGTCCTGTTTCTTGAACTAATTGGTCTGTTGATTTTGCTCTTGTTGTTCCAGATTCTAATAGTATTCCATCATCACCTATTTTACTATCTGCATCAATTACAATTCTATCCCCAACCCCATTAATAATATTTGGTCTTGTAAATGAAAGTATAGAATTACCCATACCAGAATGATTTGCACAATAGTAATATAATTGTGGTGCATCATCAGCAACAACTATTTGAATGAAAGAGCCTGTTGTTCCTATTGGTGTAACGGCAACCACAGATTGTGTTACTCCTGTTGTATATGCAGTTCCACCAGAAGTTGACCCAGCAATTTTAGTAGATGCAAATAACAACTGATGATTCTGTGTTGTGTCTATATTGTATAGTGAACTATCAGAAGTATCAAATCTATATGTGTTACCTCTTGCTAAAGAAAGTTTTGGATTTGCAACTCCGTTGATATAAAATATATTTGCAGTATCAGTAGAGTTTCTTCCAACTGTAACTTTAAATGTTTCTGTTTCCCTTGCTGGTGTAGTTATACCTGTTGCATTTAATAAAAAGTTTTCCCCATCATCAAAGTCTAGGACATCTTCTAAAAGAATACCATGTGGTTCTTCTTCTAAATTATTTTCTAATCTAATACCATTCTGAACTGTAGTAGTTGCTTCACCATCTACTCTAACAACATTTTCAAAAGTTGTACTTAAAACTTGTGTGTCAGCATTCCAACCAGAAACTGTTCCTGTGTGTGTGGTCAAAGTATTACCAGATGCAAATGTTCCTGTAACATCTTTCAATACAAAATGAGCTTGGAATGTTACCTCTGGTGGATTACTAGAATCTAAATCAAAACTACCATCTCTAATTTCTATACCATTTGCTCTACCAATGTCTGTTGTGTTTGCAAGTAAACTTGCACCTGTACCAGAATCACTTGTAACAGATACAGTTGGTAATTTAGAATAACCATTACCACCATCTGTTACTTGAACTTTTCTAATTGATGTTGCTTCGTTTTGTGTTGCAAAAGTGTTTTCTTCTAATACAAATAAATCACCATTTGAATATGTGTCATCTTCTTCTTGTACTGTGTCTGTTAATAAATTATGACCAGCATCAGAACCACCAACTGAACTCCTGTCTAATAATAATTTGTTAGCAACATTTCCTTTTATAACATGAGGTATTCCTGCTGTTGGAGCATTTGTAAATGTTAGAGTTGTACCACTTACACTCCATACAGTATCACCGGCAGCGTCTGTAGAATTTAATTGTATGTTATCACGAAATATTCTTATGTTATCTGTATTCGCATTTAGAGATGAAAGAGTAAATACTTTAGTAGATGAATCTGGTGTGATATCTTCTTGTATTAAATTACCATCTTCTAAAATAAATTCAAAAGGAACTAATCCACTATCTGTTCCAGATTCTAATATAATATTATCTGTAGTAATATCTGAATCGTCAAGTGTTCCTGCCTCTTGAAGTATACCACCACCTACTACACTCACAATACCTGTGGCGGCAGATATGTCTGTATCATTTGAATCAGAAGTAAATGTAATCGCATCACCGACTTCATATTGTTGACCAACATCATCTACGATTACCTCACTTATAGACCCTGTTAGAATGTCCTCTACAACGACCTCAGATACACCAGAACCGAGAGATTCAACACTTAGGGTGTCTAGGGTACTGTTAAGTATACCATCATTGGTAAGGGTGCTTTCAGACATTTGTGAGGATACTGTAAATGTTACATCTACATCTCTTGTATTAGATGTTCCTGTAATTGTTTCACCATCAACGAATGTTCCCTCTACACTTTGTAATTCTAATTCTGTAACAGCAAATAGACCTTGTGTAAATGATTGAGATGATACGACAACAGCAGTTGCACCAGATGTGCCACCTGTAATGACTTGATTGACTACTTCATCACCTGTAACATTCGCACCAGCAGTTACTCTAATAGTAGATTTCTGTGTCCACTTACCATCAGAACTTCTCATTAAAAATTCTGTAGGATAAGCTATCTCTGGTGTTTCACCTAAGAAAGCTTTGAAGAATAACTCATGACCTTTTGATGTTCCTTTCGCACCATACAAATCTTTTATATTTTTTATTAATTTTCTTTTAGAAACTCCTGTTGCCAAAGTTTCTGGGATTGCGTTCATGAACTGGTCCCTCATCTGGTCTAAGAAGTCGTAGATAGTGTTGTCTACATTTGCGTATTCTAAAAGTTGTTGAATGTTTTGTATTGGGTTTGCACGATATGTTGTTATCGTTGCTTCTGCACCAGAAGTGCCACCTGTAATTTTTTCACCTGTAATAAATTTTTGTTGAGAAGTTATGTACAAACATTTTTCTCTACCATGTTCCACTAAGATTGTTGCAGTTGCTTTTGATGTTTCACCTGTGATTGTTTCACCTGTTACAAATAATCCTGTTGTTCCTGTTCCTGTTTCAGTAACAATTCTATCTTCATTATCATGTAGACCTGCTTCATGATTTTGTAAAATAAACTCTAGCGTATTAGTTTCTAATCTTAAATAATCCAACTCACCAGAATAAGTAATCCTACCTGCTTCTAAGTATTGATAATAGTGTTTAAGAAAACGAGTAAATGTTTTATGTTCAGCTTGAACAAAGTCAGGCACTTGTCCTTCAATTAGAGGACTAACTTTTGTAACTAATTTTGAATTATTCTTTGCCATTCATCTAATATGCCGAGCTGGTTGAAGTAGATGATGGTGTTGTAACAGTTGTGGTTGATGTTGTTCCTGTTGATGTTACAGTATAACCTAAACCTGTAGTTGCTTGTGCATCAACAGTTCCACCTGTTGTGGTGTTAACTAAATCTATTTCTAGTATTTGATTTCTTACTGGCACCACATCATTTGAGTTTGGTATTACAGTTATACGAATCTGTGTTGACGAAGCACCATCAACATCTGACACAGCAGAAATGAATAATGAGTTTGTACTAATTGTGCCGTTAGTATAATCTACTGTACCAGCAGTAGTATTTAAATATGTTCTAACACCTGCCGAAGATAAAGAATAAATTCTTAAATTACCAGAACCATCATCATCAAAAAAGTATTCTGTTGTTGTATCATTATCTAAATAAAATCCTGTAGATGCAATCACTCCACCAGCATCTGTATTGTAACCTGTATGTGGATTATAAAATTTATTATTAAAATTAATTGTATATGATGATGAAGATGCTACAGGTGTAAAAAATTTACCCATAGTAACAGTTGTTGTATTGTTTAAAATAGATGTATCAGTATCATCAATCAATCCTGTAAGTTTAGAATGTCTAAACGAACTATTAAATTCTTGCAAATCTGTTGAGTTATAATTAGATATAGTTGTTGCGATTAAACTTGCTAACTCATCTTTAGTATATGTGGTTGCAGTTGAATCATAATTAAAGGTAACATTTAAAATTATAAAAGTTGTTTCTGGGTCTACAATAACAGGGGTAACAGATGTAACTTTAAATGGAGCAAATGATGCTACTAAGTTACTCTTTTGTACTGTTGTTAAATTTTGTCCTGTTGTAGATTTAATTGATATAAACACTTTACCATATTCTGGATTAGATGATACACCTGTACTTGTATCAAAACTACCATCTTCACCACCCCAAACAGAAACTGCTTGAGTGTTAGGAAATAACTTTCTAGTAATTGTTTTGTAATCATCTACTGTAACTGCTCTACCTTGTGATGCGTAATCTAATGGAGCATTTAATTTTATTGAATCTATACTTTCTGCCTCTGCACCACCTATTGCACTAGTTACTGCTGTAGTTGTAACAGCAGTTACACTATCAATACTTGTAGGTGAACTAAATGAGTTTGCACCATTTGCTAAACTTTTATTTGTAACAACATACTGTAGTAAAACAATGTTGCCATCTGATACAGCATTACTAACTACACCATCACCAAAGTAAACTTCATATAAACCACTATCAGTTTCTTGTAAATAATAAACTGTACTTGATGAAGACAGTTGTGTTATGTCTGTTGCTTTTGTATAAGTTGTAGTTGATGTGTCAGATGCTGATGTTTGCACTTTAACTGTAAGAGTAGAAGTGTCAGCATTTGCATCACCCAAAGTAAATGTTTGGTCAACATCACTTGTGTCTACTGTGTATCTTGTGGTAACATAACTACCTTCATAAATGTTTACACTATCAAAAGGAACTGAACTACCTGTGTTACTTGCTGTTACATCTGCAATCGTAACGAACTGATAATCTGTTCCATCAACACTTGTGGTAAACGCTGTTCCTGCTGGCATAGTTTTTGTACTTGCACTTGTGTCAAGACTTACATTCACTACTGCGATTGGAGCTCTAGGTGATGATACTTCATAACCTAAACCTTTTGCGTGTGATACTACACTTGAACGAAGTGATGCACTATCCAAAAACATTTCATTTGCCAACATATTGGCATTGAATCCTAGATAGTGTGTGTTGTATGCTAAGGTGTCTAGTAAGATGTTCATACCAGAACCTTCAAAGTCATAGTCTTTAAATTCTGTTTGTGCTTTTAGAAAAGTCTTTAGATTGTCTTTGATGTTATCAAAGTCTAACTCGGTTACTCTTAATCTTTTTTCATTTACTGCCATTATCGTAATCTCTCTAGCATGACTGATAGGTCTACTAGTTCTGTGGGTGCATTTACTACATAAAATTCTATTGATACCTCGTATGCATTAGCATCATAATTTGGTATCGCTCTTACTGATACTAAACGACATCTAGGTTCAAAGTTCTCTATGACATCTTCTACCTTTCTTGCCATAACGGCAGAAACCATTGGGTTCATATGTTCAAATAATAACTCACGAATCCCACCAGATATTTCTGGGTGAAAAGGTTTCTCAAAAACATTTAAATTGATTAGATTGCGTAAAGACCTTTTAACTGCCTGTATATCAGTTACTTTATTGACATCAGAACCTACTGTTCTTCTACCAAAGAATAAATCTAAGTCAGAGTATTGTCTAACATTACGACTGATATTATTTTGTGCTTGTGCATCTTTGTAAGCGTCTGCCATGTGAGTTCCCTAATCCTTTATACATTATTTATAAAGGCAGTATTAAGTCTTCCTGTTTTTTTTGTATCTTGTGTCATAATAGATAAACCCAGCACTATCCTCTTTCCAATTCCAATCTCCTTGTTCTTTTGCTGCTAAGAAACTTGTTCTATTATTTCCACCAGCATCATCTGTATCACTTTGAAAGTATCTTCTATATTGGACTTGATTTAAACTTTTAGTAACATTTGCTCTGGTTTCCAACTCATCAATCCTTGCATCTGTAAACCTTTGTAAAGGTAATTCTGTACCTCTACTATTTTTAAATGTGCCTGGTATGATTGTTCTCTCTGCAAGTTTTTCTTTCAATCTTACTTGCGCTCTTGTTGATTGCTGAGCAGGTGAATCAAAGGTTTCAATTGTTTCCTCTCCACCTGTTGTTGTCGTTCTGGTTTTAGTTGTGGTTGTTCCAGATACTGTTGTAACAACTTCTACATCTGGTGTTTTGACTGTTACTTTTTCTTTATCAGTTGTAGATATTTTTTCCTCTACTGCTTCTACAGATGGCAAAGAAACTTCTGCTGGTAACTCAATCGGAATTATTTCTCCATCTGGTATTTGTAAGTTTGGAAGTAACGCTCCAACATCTCCACCTGCCTGTATTTGTGAGGCAAGACTTTCAATATCTAGTCCTTTAGCATTCATCGCTGTACCGAACTGTGCTGTTATACTTGCAACTTGTGATTGATACTGTGGTGTTCCTATATCAAAATTAGTTAATTGTGAAAATTCAGATTGCATGTTTATGTTTGGTATGCTTGGTAACTCTGGAATCATATCTGCAAATGATGATACTAAGTCATTTACTTTAGATTGTAAACTTGCAAGAATGGTGCTTGCATCTCCACCATGATTTGCAAGAAGACTATCCTTTAGTGCCTTAGCATCAGTCAAAGATTTATTTAACTTTGCGTTAGCACCTTGTATGTTATCATTTGAAAAAACTGCCATTCCTTACTCCTATGCTACAGGTGCGTTAGTGTTTGTTTGTGTATCACCACGACTATCAGCGCCTTGTGAATGTACATGACCTGTAAGTTCTATCGCAGTACCAGAACCATTATTTGCAGTAACTGTACTTCCATCACCACTAAACAATAATGTTCCAACTGCCTCAGATTTAATATCTAGATTAGTTGCAGCTTTAACAGTCATTGTTGTACCAGCGGATATAGATGTACTTGCGACACTAAAGGTTGTTAAATTTTCTTGTGCAAGTATTCCTAAACTTTTAAGTGAAGTAATCTGATAATTATCAGTAGAGGTAATATCAACACTACCACCAACACTTCTAGTTTCTTTACCACCAATCGTAATATCATAATCTTTTGCAGTTCCCTTTTCTGTTGTACCTACTGCACCAACAACTGAGTTTGCAATATTAAATGCGTAGTTACCTTTTATTTCTTCTTCTAGATTACCACCTGCTTCCCCAGCACCAATCTTAACTTGTTCTGATTTACCAATCTTTCTAGTAAAGTCGCCACCAACTTCTAATATGTAATCACCTTCTATGAGTTCTCTCTTTGTTCCACTACAGGTTAAATTAATATCTCCTCTGACATAGATGTTAGATTTACCAGCAACCAACTCATAGTTATCACCAACCACCTTAACTGTCTTTGTACCATCAGCAATAATTTCTTCATAAGTTCCAGCGGCATGTTGTGTGTATAATCTTTCGCCATCTGGTGTGTCGTCTATTTCTTTGATGTGTCCAGATTCAGATTCGTGTACATGATTAAAAGGATATTCTCCTGTTGGATTACCACTACCCACATTACCAGATACATCTGCTGTGGTTGTGCCTGGCTCATATCCTCTAGGTGTTGGTTCATCAAAAGTTCCAACAGTTTCTGCTACACTTGCAGTTGATACTGTAGATACATTTGGTTTGGTTGCCGTAGGTATGTCTTTAAATTGTGTTGCTCTACGATTGACAAGTGAAAGATGTGTTTCTGCATCTTCATCTCTTGCAAGTCTTGATACATCTGATTCGTCTAAACCATGTCCAGATTCAAAACGATATTCAGATGGATAGTTGCCTGATAAGTCATTAAAACCTTTCGTGATGTCTGCTTCATTTTGTGGATTGCCTGGCAACGAACCCATGATAACAGGTTGTTGTTTCTCGTTTGCATCACGAAAGAATCCTACTACCCAAGAACCCTCTACTAGAAAAGATGGTGTGTTACCTAGACCTTGCATAGATGGGTCAGTAACAGGCATCATTATGTGTGCCCACGGCAAGTCCGCTGATGGGATATCAGTTAAATCTTCTGTGTGGAAACCTAGACATCTAACTTGTACTCTACCTAGTTTAGCAGGGTCGTTACGATTTTCTACAACGCCAATAAACCATACGAAACCATCTAGGCCCATAAAATAGTTTTCGTTCATGTGTTTATTTATACAGTTAGATTAAAACTTATATTTAGTTTTGATTTCTATTTTGTGTGAGTTGGTAGAATTATAAATCTCAGTACCTTCCCATTTACCCTTGATAGCAAATCTGTCGGATAGTTTCTTTGCAAAACCAAACTCATAAGACTTACCAATATCGCCATCACCTAAACTCTCACCATTGTTAAATGATTCTACGACACCTAGTTCACCATAGAAAGATAATCCACTTGGCATCTTCCATGCATTACCCAAACGAAGATGATTAATGGTGCTAGAGTAATCACTATCTTTCATTTTGAATTCATGTTTAGATGTAAGGTAAGGTTCTGCAAAAGCAAAGTCTGCAAGACAAACCAATAGTATTAAGTAAAGTAAGTATTTCATACCATTATTTATATTAAGAGTTGTAACGATAATCCAAATAGATATTACCAGCAAGAATAATTCTTTCGCCTATCATCTCATTTGCTTTGGGAACTTCGTGAGTAACATGGCCTGGGAAAATTACGATTTCATCTTGTTTAGGAAATACTTTGAGTTTTGCTTCACGAAAGTATAGCGGTGGTGCGTTGTCTGGCACTTGTATATAATACACCCACGACCAAAGTGCAGGACCGTGTGTGTGAGGTTTGGTGTGTTGATACTGTTCATAGATTGCACCCCAACAATCAAAAGTAAAAAACTTTTCTAGTGTACCTTTCTGGTCTTTGAGAGTTACAGTACGAACAATGTCAATTGCTTTTTCGCAAACAGTATTGACTAGAGGATAGTCATTGTGTAGAAACCAATTGGTCATCCACGCTTTGACATTTGACCTTCGTGCTTCTTCGTGTTTGTGAGTATCAATAATATACGCAAGTTGCTCAAGTTGTCTTAT